AGAAGCGACAAGAGGCCGAGCGCCAGTTGGCGGCCCTACAAGGCCAGATGCAGGCGTTTCAGCAGATGTACCAACGCCCCCCTCAGCAGGCGCAGCCGCAGCAGGAGGCGATGCCGGACCCCTATGTCGACCCGGAAGGGTGGGCACGGTTCCAGCAGACGCAGATCCAGCGGCAGCAGGAGGCAATGCAGCTTCAGGTCCGCGACCAGATCGCCAACATGAGCGAGGTCTGGGCGCGTCGCCAGTTCGGCGATGATCTGGTCCAGAAAGCCCAGCAGTGGGCGATCCAGACCGGCGCGGCACAGCATTTCTTCCTCAACGCCCGCGATCCCTACGGCGAGCTGATCGACGCCTACAAGCGTCAGGAGGCTTTGACCCGCATCGGCAGTGACGTGGACAGCTACGAGAAGCGCATCCGTGAGGAGGAGCGCCAGAAGGTGCTGGCCGAACTCAAAGCCGGTGGCGGACAGCCGCGGCCGACGTTCCCCGGAACGCTGGCGAACGGCACGCCGACAGGGCGCCAGGGGGGGCATCTCGATCCGCAGACCGCCGCCGATTCCGTGTTCGCGCGTCCCGGCGGCTAATCAGCCATCACGGGAACCAACCTAAATGGAAACCACCGTTCTTTCCGGTCTCGAGCTGACCAAATGGCAGCGGGACTTCATGAAGTCGTATGTCCGCGAGTCCGGCTTTGCCCCGTACATGGGCACGTCGGAGATGGACATCATCCACGTCAAGAACGACCTGCGCTCTGACGGCTATACGATCCGTATTCCTCTGCTGCTCGACCTCCAGAGCGAGGGCGTGAGCGGCAATACCCGCCTCAGCGGCAACGAGGAAGCGCTCGATCAGTACTACTTTGACGTGTCGTGGGAGTTCTACCGCCACGCCGTCGAGACGAGCAAGAAGGAGCGGGAGAAGTCGGCGAACAACCTGCTGGCCGCCAAGCGCCCGCTGCTGCGCTCCTGGGCGTCGGAAAAGATCAAGTATCAGATCATCGAGGCGTTCCACAAGATGGGAACGACCAACTACACCGACGCGTCCGAGGCGACGAAGGATGCGTGGCTTGCGGCCAATACGGATCGCGTGCTGTTCGGCAACGCGATCTCGAACCATTCGGCCAACGACCATTCGGCGGCGCTGGCCAACATCGACACGACCAACGACAAGCTGACGGCAGCGTCAGTGCATCTCCTGAAGCGTCGGGCTCGCATGGCCTACCCGCGAATCCGTCCATTCAAGACCGGCACGCAGGGCCGCGAATACTTCGTGATGATGACGCACCCGCGCTGCTTCCGCGATCTCAAGAAGGACACGACGATCGCCGCGGCGAACCGCGACGCGCGCCCGCGCGACGTAAACGCCAACCCGATCTTCCAGGACGGTGACATCATCTATGATGGCATCATCTTCCGCGAGATCCCCGAGTTCGAGGTGGCCAAGTTCTCGTCGTCGGTCAACACCGAGACCACGCTTGTCGGCGTCGGCAATTCGTCGTCGGACGTGGGCGTGAACTTCCTCTGCGGCTGCCAGGCGATCGCCTACGTCAACAAGGAGATGCCGACGCCGACCTCCAAGAAGGAGGACGACTACGGCTACTTCTCCGGCGTCGGCATCGAGATGGCGCACGGCATCGAGAAGGTCCGCTGGGCCAACAACGCCAGCGGCAACATGGGCACGACGCAGAAGGATTTCGGCATCGTGACGGCCTACTTCTCGGCCTCGGCTGACACCTGATGACGCGGGCGGGCTCAACGCCCGCCCTCCCTTGCTCTCGATCTCATCAAGGACTGACCTAAATGGCAGCGGAAACTCTCACCGGCGCCCGCGCGGCGACCACGTTCCCCCCGCAGGGGCCCGGCTCGGCCACGCTCGTGCTTCCCGTGTTCGGCTCCTACAGCATCGCGGCCAACGTGGAGGATGGCGACATCTTCGAGCTGGCCAAGACGCCGGGCGGCTGGCTCTGTCTTGGCGGCTGGGTTGCTGCCGGGGACATGGACACGGGCCCCGAGGCTCTTGACATGGACCTCGGGTGGGCCGCCAACGGCTCTTCGGCTGAGGCGTCTATCGTGGCGCCATGGGGCACGACGTACACCGACAGCGGCTATACTGCCTCGGCAACCGGCCTCGGCAACTTCGGTGTGTGGAGCGGTGACGCGATCACCGATCTGATGCCGGCGGGCTCGAACTTTCGCCCGATCGTGCTCCCGACGCCGCTGTGGTTCGCCTATCCGACCAAGATCCAGCTCGAAGTCAACGTGGCCGCCGCGACGTTCGCGGCAGGCAGTGTCACGGCCACGCTTCTCGGCGTGCCCCTGGCTCGCGGCTGACGACAACCGGGCGGGGCTTCGGTCCCGCCCAGCACATGAGGCAATGATGAAGGTCACGTTTATCGGCAGCGGCCCCGACGACGAAACGAAGGTCTGCACCATGTTCGACCGCGATTTCTTCCGCGGCATCGAGACCGACGTTTCCGATCTGGACGAGAGCGCCAAGCGCAAGCTCTCCGGCAACCATCACTTCGAGGTGAAGCGCGGCCCCGGCCGCCCACGCAAGGTAGAGACGGATGGCGACGTTCAAGACCAAGGCGCAGCTTAGCGCGGCGGTGCTCGAGCAGATGAACGAGGTTGGCGTCGGGCAGTCCGTTGACCCGGACGAGGCCGCGCTGATCGAGGAGCGCTACGACTGGAAGCTGGCCGAGTGGCGCGACCGTGGCCTTGTCTGGTGGGCGAACACGACGCGCAGCGCCGAGGAAATCCCGCTGCAGGTGTTCCAGCCGCTTGTGGACCTCATGGAAAACGAGGTCATGCACTCGTTCGGCCGTGACAACCCAATGCCCCAGCGAAAGGCGATGGAGGAGCAGTTGCTAGTGATGCTGCGCCGCGCCAAGGCGCCGGGCCGCTCCGGCGAATCTACGTCGTTTTCGGTCTACTGATGCCGATCCTCCCGCTCGCCCTCCCGACCGGCTCAGCAAAACAGCAGGAGCCCCATGCGGGCATTGCGCGTCTGATCAACTGCGCGGCGCGGGCCGAAAGCAAGGACAGCAAGGCGCCTCTGCAAGTTTGGGCAGAGCCCGGTCTCGACGGTGCCGCGACGATCTCGACTACGGGGGGCGTGAGAGGGTTTCAGGAGGTCGATGGCGTGGTCAAGGCGGTAATCGGTCGCCAGCTCTACCAGATCGACGCCGGAGGCTACACGACCCGCATTGGCGGCGTCCCGTCTGACGGCCACGTTGGCATGGCCCGCAATCAGCGCGGCGTCGGCGTGCAGACTGTTATCGTCTGCGATGGTCTCGCATGGGTAGAGGCTGGCGGCACCCAAACCCAGATCACGGACTCGGACTTGCTTGAGCCGATTGACGTGTGTGTGGTCAACCGCTCTGCCATCTTCGCCGGCGCCAACGGGCGCATGATGCGCTCGGAGATCGACGACGCACTGACCGTTGACGGGCTCGACATCGCCGAGGCCGAAAGCGCGCCCGATGGGCTCCTGCGAGTGGTGGACCGTGGCGGCGAGCTCGTCGCGATCGGTCAACGGTCGTTCGAGGTCTGGCAGGACACGGGCGGCGAGGCGTTCGGGTTCAGCCGTGCACATGCGGCGCGGGTTGGGGCTGCGGGCTCCAAGGCGGTCACGAAGGCGAGCGTCATCACGCAAGGCGTCGTGACCGATACCGTCGCATGGCTGGCGAGGGACCAGAACGGCCGTCTGGCGGGCGCCGTCATGCTCAACGGCTATACGGCCACGAAGATTTCGACACAGGCCGAGGACCGTCTGTTCCAAGCCGAGCTCGACCCGTCGAGCATCATCGCATCGAGCTACGTCAACCAGGGGCAGGGGTTCCTCACGTTCCGGCTTTCGGATCGCACGCTGGTCTACAACACGACCACGCAGCAGTGGCACGACCGGCAATCCCGGACCTCGGCCGGAAACCCGACCGCATGGCGCGCGGGCCTGATGACCGTGCTCGGCGGGCGCATCCTCGCGGGCGATGCTGACAATCCGAAGCTCTACTGGATGGACGACGCCTACCACGACGAGGACGGCGACGAGATGGTGATGACCATTCGCATGCCGCCGCTCAATGCGTTCCCTGGACGGATCAGGATGGACCGGCTGGACGTGGACATAGTGCCGGGCGTCGGCCTCGGCACCGGCAGCGCTCAAGACGTGTCGCCCGAGATCATGCTGCGGCTATCCGAAGACGGCGAGACGTGGGGCGTCGAGCGTCGGCGGCTCTTGGGTGCGCTGGGGAAGCGGGCGACGCAGGTGCATTGGACGCGGCTAGGCTCGTTCCAGCAGGCGACGGTTGAGTTCCGTGTCTCAGCCGCCGTGGCCCGTGGCGTCCTTCTAGCGCGCTGGACAGGGGAGACGCTGAGGCCGTGAACGTCCTTGCCCAATACGGCTACACCGGCCAGCCCATCAACGCACTCAATCAGGCCAGCTTCGGCC